TCCCTATTATCGCGCGTTTTTTAGCCCATCCTGACCATGGCAGTTCGAGCAGACCAGAAAAAACGCACTGACGCAGCCAAGGCCCGCTATGACGACATCAAGCGTAGGACCGGGGAACGCTCGCGCATTGTCGGTGCAGCCGGCCGCGACATCGGTTCCATCCCGCCGGTCAAAGACAAGAAGCGGCGCGAATCCTGCCGCAAAGATTTCCGCAAGTTCTGCGAAGTCTACGGGGCTGAATCCTTCCCGTTGGCGTGGTCTGCGGACCACCTGACGGCGATAGGCAAGATTGAAGGAGCCGTGCTGCGCGGCGAGTTGTTCGCCTTCGCCATGCCCCGTGGTTCCGGCAAAAGCACGCTCTGCGAATGGGCCTGCCTGTGGGCCATGCTCTACGGGCATCGTCCGTTCGTGATGCTCATCGGGTCCGACCAGGCTATTGCCTGCCAGATGCTGGACAGCATCAAGAGCCACCTAGAACAAAACGACCTGCTGCTCGAGGACTTCCCGTCGGCGGCGTTCCCGGTGCGGGCGCTGGAGGGGATCACGGCCCGCGCTCGCGGGCAAACCTCTGCCGGTGAGCCTACGCACATCGAGTGGACCGCCGACCAGATCACGCTGCCGTGGGTTGCTAAGGCTGAATCTGCTGGAGCCTGCGTGCGGGTGGCTGGCATCACGGGCCGCATCCGTGGCATCAAGCACACCCGCCCTGACGGTAAGACGGTGCGGCCGTCACTGGTGCTGATTGACGATCCGCAGACAGACGAATCAGCCGGTAGCCCAGCCCAGTGCGCCACGCGGGAAAAGATCCTGTCCGGTGCGATCCTGGGCCTTGCCGGGCCGGGCGCGAAAATCGCCGGGCTCACGACCATCACGGTCATTCGGCCCGATGACCTGGCCGACCGTCTGCTTGATCGGTCGAAACATCCAAGCTGGCAGGGTGAGCGGACCAAGTTGGTCTACGAATGGCCGACCGCCGAAGAACTCTGGAGCCAGTACGCAGAACTGCGGCGCGAGGGCCAGCGGAACGGTACAGGGACCGCTGCGGCGGATGACTTCTACCGCGCTAGCCAGACTGCGATGGACGCCGGGGCGCGTGTGGCGTGGCCGGAACGGCGGAACGCTGACGAACTCACGGCGATCCATCACGCCTGGAACCTGCGGATTGACCGTGGCGAATCGGCCTTCATGGCCGAATATCAAAATCAGCCGCTCGCGGATGACATTGCCAGCGACAAGTTGGACAAGCGGTCGTTGGCGCTACGGGCCACCAACGTGGAGCGTGGCGTGGTGCCGCTCGACCACCAGACGCTGACAGCGTTTGTGGACGTGCAGGAAAAACTCCTGTTCTGGCTAGTGGCTTCGTGGAATCAGTCGTTCGGCGGTCACGTCGTGGCCTACGGCACGTACCCAGACCAAGCGTCATCGTTCTTTGAAGCGAAGCACGCCAAGCGGACGTTGTCACTGGCGGCGAAGGGGGCTGGGTTCGAGGCGTCCCTACACGCTGGTTTGGAGTCCGTCACGCAGCTGCTGCTGGGGCGTGATTGGAAGCGGGAGGACGGTGCCGCCATGCGGATCGGCCAACTGATGATCGACGCCAACTGGGGGCAGAGCACGTCAACCGTTCGCACATTCTGCCGCCGGTCGCCGTTCGCCGGCAGCGTGCTGCCCAGTCACGGCAAAGGCATCGGCGCCTCAAGCCAGGCGATTGGCGAGAAGAAGGGGCGCGGCGACCGCATCGGCATCAACTGGAAAGTTGGGCAGATCAGCGAGGGACAGCGGTCCTGCCTCTATGACACCAACTTTTGGAAAACATTCTGCGCCGCCCGCCTGCGGTTGCAGCTGGGCGATCCCGAAGCGATTGCGTTTCATGCCGGTGAACACGAATTGTTGTTTGAACATCTGACCGCTGAATACCCAGTGCGGACAGAGGCGCGCGGGCGAGTCGTGGACGAATGGAAGATGGCGGGCCGCGACAACCACTGGCTCGACTGCCTAGTTGGTGCCGCTGTGTCTGCGTCGATTGCTGGCGTGCAGCCCGTGGCTACCGAGGCTGGTGGCAGGCGGCGCAAGAAGGTTGAGATTCCTGCCAGCGGTTCCGGCAAGCGAGTAATCACGCTGAAGCGTCTTGGCACGTAGCCACACCCCCTGCCGGTGAGCCTTGCCATTCGTCTACCGTCGCCGGTATGAGCGACGAACTGCGCGACAAGATTTCCGAAACGGCCCAAGGGCCAAAGCGCGTCCGCACCGATGCGGGCGAAGTCGAGGCGCAATCCTTGGCCGACATGATCGAAGCCGACAAGTACTTGTCTGGCAAGTCGGCTGCGACATCGTCAGCAACGAACACGCGGCGTGGCCTGCGGTTCAACAAGCTGGTTCCACCAGGGACGATCTGAATGGGGCTGTTCGGCAACCTCTGGGCCAAATCAAAGCCGGCTCCGCAGCCGATGCCGGTGCGTGTCCGTGCGAAGTTTGACGCCGCCGAAAAGGGCGATGATTACCGGCACTGGGCAGCCGCGGATGCTTTCGCTGCGGACGCTGCGTTGTCGCCAACCGTGCGGCGAACACTGCGGAACCGCGCCCGGTATGAGCGGCAAAACAACTCTTGGCTGGCGGGCATTTCCGGCAGCGTGGCGGCAAGCCTTATCGGCACCGGACCGCGGCTGCAGTTGGATACCGGCGATGCCGAGAGCGATCGGGCGATAGAGCGTGCGTTCTTTGACTGGGCATGGTCAATCGACCTGCCGGCGAAACTGCGGACTATGCGCGAGGCGCTGGTGGTCGATGGCGAAGCGTTCGCGCTGATGATTTCCAATCCTCGCCTGCCGGGCGTGCAACTCGACGTTCGTCTTGTCGAGGCGGAAATGGTCGCCACGCCGACTGAGTTGATGTCGCAGACGATCACGCCGGAAGGCAACATCGTTGACGGCATGGAATTTGACGCGATTGGAAACGTCATCGCTTACCAAGTGCTGAACTTCCATCCAGGCAGCAACTACCGCGTCAACAACCTGCAGTTCCAGCGCGTCCCTGCCAACCAGATGGTGCATTGGTTCCGCGCCCAACGGCCTGGCCAACACCGTGGCGTACCGGAGGTGGCCCCTGCCCTGCGGCTGTTCGGTCAGTTGCGAAGGTACACCGACGCTGTGCTGGCTGCGGCTGAGACTGCCGCCGATTTCGCTGCGTTTCTGCACAGCAATTCGCCTGCCGCCGAGGTGGACGAAGTCACTGCGTTTGCTGAAATGCCCATCGAAAAGCGCAGCATGGTCACGCTGCCGGAAGGCTGGGACATCAGCCAGTTGCGGGCGGAACAGCCGACGACGCAATACCCGGCGTTCGTCAAGCAGATCCTCAACGAGATCGCCCGCTGCCTGCAGATCCCGTTCAACGTCGCAGCGCTCAATTCGAGTGAATACAACTACGCATCCAGCCGCATGGACTGGCAGATTGCCGGGATGCACGAGCGAGTGGACCGCGACCAGCTAGAGCGTGTCCTGCTTGACCGTCTGCTTGCGGCTTGGGTCAACGAAGCCAGCCTTGCCGGCGTGCTGCCTGGCGCGCTGCCGCCGTTCAGCGAATGGAACTGGTCGTGGCAGTGGGACGGCAAAGACCACGTTGACCCTGCCAAGGAAGCCACTGCGTCTGAAACGCGGCTGCGCACGCACACCACCACGCTGGCGGCTGAATACGCCAAGCAAGGCAAACAGTGGGATGTCGAGTTGCGGCAGCGTGCTGCGGAAGTCGCGCTGATGAACGAACTTGGACTAATGGTGGACATAGCGCCGGAGACGAACTACGGCGGCCAACTGGACCAAAACGGCGATCCCGTGGAGGCACCATGAACTGGATTGGCGATCACGATGCGGACGACATCGACACCGTCTGGGAGTTTGGCTGAATGAACAAAATCTCTTTGGATACTCGCGTGACGTTCCTGACGGCCGCTGATGGCGATGCCGCCGCAGCGCCGAAGCGGTTTTCGATCGAAGCCTATACGGGCTCCCAGATTCGTCAGGGTTGGTCCCGTGAGCCGGTCGTGATCGACCTAGCCGGAATGTCGTTCAAGCAGAAACTGCCGATCGTCTTGGGCCACGACTACAACCTTGGTTCCATCCTTGGACAGACCGACAGCGTCCGAGTGGAAGCCGGCAAATTGATCGTTGAAGGCGAGATCTTGGCCGACAGCGATACGGCCCGCCAGGTGCTGGCGCTGGCAGAGCGTGGATATCAGTGGCAGGCCAGCGTTGGCGCCGATGTGCGCCGCCACCAGAAAGTGGACGCCGAAGCCGCCATAGCCGTCAACGGGCAGACCCATCTGGGTCCGGTCCGCATCGTCAAAGCCTCCAGTCTCCGTGAGGTTTCTTTTGTCACCCTTGGCGCTGACGCGGAGACCAGCGTTGCCATCGCGGCGGAAGCCGACGAGGAGATCACCATGGCGGATAACGCCAACCAGACGCCTGCCGAGGAGCCCGTTGTGGCTGCTGCGGTGGAAGCCACGGCGAGCGCCGCCGTGGAGGCCCCCAAGGTCGAAGCCAGCGAGACCAACGGACTCAAGGCCCAGATCGAAATCCTTACCCAGAAAGTCGAAGCCATGCAGCAGCTGAATGCGACCCGCGACGAACGCCCGGTTCCGCCGGCCGTCCACGTTGCGACGAAGACCGCCCCCACGGCGGAAGTGATTGAGGCGTCCTTTGCCCTCCAGGGCGGACTGCCCAACGTCGAGAAGGCGTACAGCGCCCAGACGCTCGAGGCCGCTGCCAAGGTGCAGCGGAGCACGACGCTGGGTGAAGTGCTGCTGGCGGCCGCGGAGGCCAACGGTTATGACGGCCCGCGCCACCTGACCGCTTCGACGCTGCGTCCGATTCTGGCGGCTGCGTGGGCTACCCACTCGATCGCCGGCATCCTGTCTTCGACGGTCAACAAGTTCCTGTTGGCCGGCTTCGACGGCGTGGAGTCTTCGTGGCGGTCGATTTCGGCGGTGCGCTCGGTCAACGACTTCAAGAGCGTGACCAGCTACCGGCTGAACGGCGGGTTCAAGTTTGAGCGTGTCGCCAACGGCGGCGAACTCAAGAACGCTGCCGCTTCTGACGAGTCGCGGACGATCAGTGCCGACACCTACGGCATCATGACGAGCGTGACCCGCACGGACCTCATCAACGACGACCTCGGCGCCCTGACCGCTGTTCCGCAGCGGATCGGCCGTGGCGGTGCGTTGAAGCTCAACGACGTGTTCTGGGCTGCGTTCCTTGACGATTCGTCTTTCTTCACCACGGCCCGTGGCAACAAGAAGACGAGCGCCACGGCGCTGTCGATCGCCGGTCTGAAAGAGGCGGTCAACCTGTTCCGCAAGTTGGTCGATCCCGATGGCAACCCCATCGCGGTTCGTCCCAGCGTGCTGGTGGTTCCGCCGGAACTGGAGATCACCGCGGCCGAGATCATGGGTTCCGCTCTGATCCAGAGCGGTGCCACGGGTGGCCAGCCGTCTACGAACGTGTTCGCCGGTCGGTATCAGGTGGTCGGCTCGGCCTACCTGACCAACGCGGCCGACTACTACCTGCTTGCCTCGCCGGCTGACCTGCCGGTGATGGAAGTGGCGTTCCTCAACGGCGTGCAAAGCCCGATCGTGGAGACGGCGGAAGCCGACTTCAACACGCTCGGCGTGCAGATGCGGGGTTACTTCGACTTTGGCGTTGCCAAAGCCGAGTACCTCGCCGGCGTCAAGATGGACGTTTAGTCCACAGAGTTCAACCGGAGTTGCCGGGCGGGAGCCCAAGCCCGCCCGGCAACCTGACTATCCACAAACACTTTTTTCCTGCGAGGTTTTTCAATGGCTTCTACTGTTGCTGACGGTAAGTATTTCGACCACACGCCTTCGTCCGCAGTGGCGGTTGGCGACGTGGTCGTGATCGGTGCGATGGTTGCGGTTGCCCCGCGTCCGATCGCCGCTGGAGCGCTTGGCGCTCTGGCTGTTGATGGTGTGTTCGAGATGCCGTGTGCGACCGGTGCGACCGGCGCGCAGGGCAGCGAGATCAACTGGTACGCCACTTCGGGCGTTGCCCACGCTTCGACGGGCGTTGCCGCCGGCAAGCTGGCCAAGGCCCGCGTGGTTGGCGATACCAGCGTGCACGTGCTGATCAACCGCTAGTTTCGATCCCACGCAAGCCCCCGTAGCCGCTGCGCTCGCCGCGCGGCTCGGGGGCATTGCGCACTAAGGTGCTTCGTGTCCGACCTTCTCCAGACCGGCGCGGCGTGGCTAGCCAATCGGCTGGCGGATTCTGCTGCCAGCCTTTGCACCTACCACCGGGGCAACAGTTTTGCCCAGGTGCGTGCCACGGTCGGCAGTTCGACGTTTGAGGCGGCATCGCAATCCGGCGTCGTTGAAATCTGGCAGTCTCGGGACTTCATCGTTAAGGCATCCGAATTGCCGTTTGGCGAACCGCTGCGGCATGACACGATCGTTGAGACGATTGGCGGCGTTGACCTGACGTATGAAGTGACGAGCCCTTCGGGGATGCCGGTGTTCCGGTATGCCGACCCGTTCCGCAATTGCGTGCGGGTCCACACGATCGCCACCGACAAGAGTTCCGCGGCGCTGCCAACGCTCAAGCAACGCTACTGGGGCGTTTCGGCTTTGGCGACCGTGACCGACCAGCAGATCGTTTCCCTGTTCTCGAGCGACTTGGCTGGCGCCAACGGGCAGGCTCGAACGCTCACGCCTGCTAGCCAGCACATCTATTTCGTTCTGCCGGCGTCGTTCGGCGCTGCGTCGTTCACGGTCAACGGGCTGTATACGTCTGCGTGGGAATCCACCACTAGATCAATCACGTTCCCGTCGCAGGCGGCCGCAAGCTACACGATCTACCGTTCGACCTACGCCATCACGGGCAATGCGAAGGTGGTGGTGTCGTGAGCGAGATAAAAGGCACAAATGTCATCGGGCCAGTGGTGCCGTTTGACACGACGGACACCCATGCTTCACATGAAGCGAAGTACGGCAAGGGTGGTTTCCGCACGGTTGCCGACACGACGGAGCGCGATGCGATCCCGTCCGCCAGGCGGGAAGCCGGGATGCTGGTTTATGTGACGGCGGCAGACACGGTCTACCAGTTAGGCGGCGACCTAACGACGTGGGCAGAATTCACCGTTGCCAGTGTTGCTGACTGGGCCGACATCACGGGAAAGCCATCGGTCTTTCCGCCGGACACTGCGGCGCTTGCAGCGGTAGCAACGTCCAATTCGTACAACGATCTAAGCAATAAGCCGACGATTCCAGAAGCCTACGTATTGCCAAAAGCGGATGGCGACAACCTCGGCGGCGTCATCGTTGGAACGGGGCTCGACTTTTTTTCAAACGGAAAAATCACTGTCAATTACGGGACCACGACTGGCACAGCCTGCCGTGGGAATGACTCGCGCTTAAGTGATTCCCGGTCACCCCTAAGCCATACGCATCCGCTCAGTGCGCTGACGCAGTCTTCCGCAACGACCGGCCAGGTAGCGGCGTGGAATGGGACTGCGTGGGCGCCCGCGTCACCGTCTTCCGGCGCAACCGGACCCACCGGCAGCGCCGGCGCTGCCTCCACGGTCACGGGACCGACTGGAGCGACAGGTGCGCCAGGTGCCGCCGGTGCAGCCTCTACCGTGACAGGCCCAACCGGGCCTGCTGGCGCGGCGGGCGCTGCATCCACTGTTGCCGGGCCAACCGGCGCGACTGGTTCGGTTGGTGACGCTTCGACGGTGACGGGTCCAACGGGAGCGACCGGCCCAGCGTCAATGGTGACTGGGCCTACGGGCGCTGATGGTCAATCAATCACCGGACCAACCGGTCCAGCCGGAAGCGGTGGTGGCGGCGGATCTTCATCGGCATCAGATTTGACCAGCGGCACGCTCGCTGATGCGCGGCTCAGTGCCAACGCCCAGGCGGCCGTTTCTGTGTTTTTCCACCCGTTCCTTATTGCAGGGATGTGACAAATGCCAGCCGCCTACAAAGTCTTAGGACAGGCCAACCCGTCGGCCACTACGGCGACGACGCTCTACACGGTGCCGAGCTCAACGTCCGCCGTCGTGTCCTCGCTGACGATCGCCAACATCGGCGCGACGGCCACAACGTACAGGGTAAGCGCGAGGCCGGCGGGAGCATCGCAGACAAACGCTATGTATCTGGCCTACGACGTTTCAATTCCCGCGAACGATACGACCATCCTCACGCTCGGCCTTTCGCTCGCGACGACCGATGTCGTGACGGTCTACGCCGGAAACGGAAACCTCGCCTTCTCCCTCTTCGGCACCGAGATCACCTGATGTCGATCCGCACGGCCGGAAACTCGCTCGCCAGCCGCAGCGACATCCGCGAGCAGATTTCGCGAAGCGTCCAAGTCCTCGTCGTCGCTGGCGGCGGCGGCGGCCATACCGCGTCGGGCTCCGGCGGTGGCGGCGGCGGTGGAGGATTCCTCGAGCAGACGCTCGGGATCACGCTGAACACCTCGTACAGCGTGACGGTCGGCGCAGGCGGCGCAGTCAATTCGCGAGGATCTCATTCTCGGTTCGACGGCATCGTGCCCGTTGGCGGCGGTGGCGGGCAGACCAACCTGTCAGCGTCTGTCGGCGGGTCTGGCTGCGGCGGGAGCAACTCGTTGACGGCCGCCGCGGCGTCTCTGGCATCTCCGCAGGGCAACTCGGGCGGCATCGGGAACAACGCCAGCAACGTCGCCAGGGGCGGCGGCGGAGGTGGCGCCGGGGCTGTCGGCGGCGCCGCAAACTCGTCGCCGGGAGCGCCGGGGAACGGAGGCGCTGGGAAGACGGCCTTCGACGGCGTGACGTACGCCGGCGGCGGCGGCGGCGGCAACGCGAACGGTTTGTCTACCACGTCAACCGGCGGCAGCGGCGGCGGCGGCAACGGAGCCGCCAGCACAACGCAGGCCACGGCAGGGACCGCCAACACCGGCGGTGGCGGAGGCGGTGGCGGGGCTACGAGCGGATTCCAAGCCGGCGCTGCGGGCGGATCAGGAATCGTCGTCCTGCGGTTTCTTTCCGCCTTGCGGATCACGATCGGCGCCGGCCTGACGACCAGCACGGCCACCAGCGGCGGACTGACGACCGTCACGATCACGGCTGGCACCGATACGGTCTCGTGGAGCTGACAATGGCACACTACGCATTTCTCGACCCCGCCACGAACGTCGTCCTCGAGGTGATCGTCGGCAACGACGAGGGCGAAGGCACCGACTGGGAAGCGTTCTATGCGAACGTCCGCGGCCTGCCCTGCAAGCGGACGAGCTACAACACGCGGAACGGCGTGCATCTGTACGGGGGCAAGCCATACCGCGGGACCTACGCTGGCATCGGCTACACGTTCGACGCGTCACGCGGACCCGACGGCGAGTTCGTGCCACCAGAGACACAGCCGGTTCCCAATAACAACGTCTAGGATTCATCCATGCCTTTCTATTCGCTGCCAACTGGTGGATCGCCTGTTCTCGCCGGCAACGGTGCGCCGACGGGCGGCATCGGAAACGTTGGTGACATCTACCTAGACAAGACAAACAAAGGGCTTTACGGCCCAAAGGACGCCGTTACGGGATGGGGCAGCCCTGTAGACGTTTCTTCCGGCCCTACGGGCAGCACGGGCAGCACTGGGCCAGCATCGACTGTTACCGGCCCATCGGGGCCGCAGGGCAGCACGGGTGCCACGGGCAGCACGGGGGCTGCATCGACTGTAACCGGCCCGCAGGGCAGCACGGGACCGACAGGACCGGCGTCCGCAGTGACCGGCCCGCAGGGCAGCACAGGACCAACGGGCAGATCCGTGACCGGCGCCACGGGCAGGCAGGGACCGACCGGCCCAGCAGTAACAGGCCCTACAGGCGGATTCGGTCTTCCTCAGACCATCAACGCACAGACCACAGGTTACACGCTGGCGTTTTCCGACGCCGGAGGTTTGGTGACCGTAGACGTTGCCACCGGTCCCGTCGAAGTCATCGTGCCGGCATCTGCTGACGTTGATTTTCCGACCGGCACGCACGTTGACATTGCCAGAATTGGAGTCGGCGCCGTGCAGGTAACTGGTGCAACTGGCGTGACCGTCAACGCCACGCCTGGCACAAAGCTGCGCGATCAGTATTCCGCAGGGACGGTGATCCTCTATGCAGCTGACACGTGGCTGCTGGTTGGAGACGTTGACGCATGAGAGGCAAGGCCGGTCTGTTCAGCCGGTTTGTCGTTCCTGCCTCTATAGCTTTTGACGGCAGCGACGGAGCCACGATCAACGTCGGCAGCGCCAGCCGCTCGGCAACCGTGCTTTACACCGGCAGCGGTCACACCACGTCCCGTGTGTTCAACATGGCAGGCACCAGTGGCGGCGCCACGCTGGATGCTTCTGGCTCTGGCGCACTGGTCCTGACGGCGCAAATGACTGCCACAGGCAGCGGCGCCAAAACGCTGACGCTTAGTGGAAGCAGCACGGCAGGAAATTCGTTTGCTGGCATCGCGCCGCTGGCAAACCCGATTTCTTTTGTGAAGTCAGGGGCAGGCAAGTGGCGGCTAACGGGCTCCAGCACCTACAGCGGCTCAACGTCAATCCTTGATGGGACGATTGCTGTGGGAGCAAACACGCTGCCGAGTTCAGGCGCATTTGGCGCGCAGTCGTCCGCAGTCATTCTTGGCGATGATTCTGCTGGTGCATCCGGTACTGCTGCGCTGCTGGTTGCCGCAGGCGTGACGCTCACCAAATGGATTCAGATTCCAGCAGGCGGGGCGGGTTCGAGCCAGGCCGTCGTGATCGGTGGAGAAAGCACGTCAGGAACCGCAACGGTCGGGTCGTCATCGTCATTTATTCTCGTAGGCCGCAACGTGACGCTCCAGGCAGCTACCGGCGGCACGGTTGTCTTTGACGCTGTGTGGAACAACTACACAGGCGACGGCTACCCAGACGTGGACATTGCCGTTGGATCGTCTGGCAACACTGGCACTGTCAGGCTGACACGGGACGTGTCAACGACCGGAACGGTAACGGTCAATTATGGGACGCTGCAAATAGACGGCAGCAGCGGTGACATTCCAACTGCCGCGGCCGTGGTGATCAATGGCGCCGGTGCAGTTCTCAAGCACACAGGTTCCATTGCCTTGGCTTCGCCTGTGACGCTCACAAGCGGGACGATTTCCGGTTCCAGCGAAATCGCAACGGCCGTAACGGCTGGAGCGAATGCCACGCTTTCACCCGGCGATCCTGTCGGGTCGCAAGCGTTTTCAGCCGGCCTAACGCTTGCCAGTGGCGGCACCTATCGCTGGCAAATCAACAACTGGACGGGTTCTGCTGGCAGCGGCTTTGCCCAGCTGGTTGTGTCAGGCGATGACCTGTCGATCACGGCCACCAGCGGCAGCACGTTCACGATCAAACTGGTTGGGCTGACTTCCGGCAACGTCTCCGGTGCCGTTCCCAACTTTGACAACACAACATCGAAGTCGTTCACGATTGCCACGGCCGGTACGCTGGCAGGGTTCGCATCCAACAAGTTCACGATCGACGCCAGCGAGTTCACGAACAACAACGATTTGGATGGCGGCACGTGGTCGCTGTCCGACTCTGGCGATGACATCGTTTTGACCTTCACGCCATGATCCAGCACCTAGCGGCATTGAGCGTCCACGCCTTCTACGCAGGCGAATTGGACGCTGGCCGCCGGTCATGCGAACGGCTGCTGTCTCTGCCCGGTCTGCCGCAGGAAATGGAAATGCAGACTAGGGTGAACCGCACGTTTTACACGCAGCCGCTGGAGGAACTGGCTGGGTGCCGTTTCGTTCGGCTTGACGTTGAGCCGGCGCAGCCCGGCTGGTCTTGCTTCAATCCGACGATTGCAGACTGCGGCGGCCTGGTCGCAGTGGTCCGCTCGAGCAACTACCGGATCGTGGATGGCAGATACGTGATGCCGCCGGAAGACGGCGACACAATCCGCACGCAGAATCTTCTGGTTCGCCTGCGGCCCGATTTGACCGTGGCCGACTGTCGGCCGATAGCCGGGCCGGAGTACCACCGGACCGAGTATCCGGTTGATGGGCTCGAGGACTGCCGGCTGCGGCAGACCCAAGCGGGTATAGGTGTTTCCGCCACGGTCCGCGATGCGGCGCCGCTCAACGGCGACTGCCGGATTGGGATTGCCGATCTGGACGTTGACCGTGCCGAGTTCACAGGCCTGCGAATGCTGGACTGCCTGTCGCTGCAGCAGCATGAAAAAAACTGGATGCCGCTACAGGGATGCGATGGTTGGGTCTACGCCGTCAGCCACGCCGGCCACACGGTCACGGTGGACGCTGACCCGTCGCTGCGTGGTGCGTATCTGATGCACCGCCGGTCGCCGGCGCCGCAGATTGGCAGCCAGTTCCGTGGTGGCTCGCAGTTGGTGCAATTCCGTGGCGGATGGCTCGGGCTGATACACGAAGTGGCGCACGGCGGCCACAGGGTCTACGAACACCGCTGGGTATGGCTGGACAATTCGCTAACGCTCAAGCGGTGGTCGCTGCCGTTCGCGTTTCGCGAACTGCGAACAATTGAGTTCGCCGCTGGTCTTGCGATCACCGGCAGCAGCGTAGTGGCGTCGTTTGGCGTGCGAGACGCCGAAGCGTGGCTTGTGGACCTCGATGCGGGTTCCGTTGAAGGGATGCTTGCGGATGCTGCACCAGCAGATCGCTGACGCACTGGCGAGGGCATGGATGCCAAATGACTGGTTTGCGCTGGACGCACGGTCGCTGCGGCACTACCAGCACAAGGCTGACGCCGTTGCAGCGATCCAGCCTAAGACCGGCATTGAGATCGGAACCCGCTGCGGGTACTCGCTGCTGGCGTTCCACGTGGCCAGCCCTGGCACGCGATGGCTGTGCGTGGACGGCTGGCTAGACGCTGATTCGCCGCAGTGCATGGACCACTGGCAGCGGATCGTGGCGGAATGGCGGATCAATGCCCAGCTGCTGCGGGCCGACACTCGAGGTGTAACGGAGTTGCCGCCTGCGGACTTCGCGCACGTGGACGGCGATCATTCCTACGCCGGCGCCCTGGCGGATCTGCACTTGGTCGCTGACGTTCCGGCGATCCTGGCGGATGATTGCGACAACGCCAGCGTGCGCCGGGCCGTCGAAGACTTCTGCGCTAGCAGGAACAGGCGGGCCACGTTCACCGACGATGGCCTGCGGCAATCGGCACTGATCCTATGAGTCTGAAAATCGGCGTTTACGCGCTGGCCCGCAACGAAGAAAAGCACGTCTTTGACTGGTCGCATTCGTGTGACGAAGCCGACGTGCGAGTTGTCACCGACACTGGCTCCACCGATTCCACGGTTGACAGGCTGCGGCAGTCTGGCGTGACGGTGGCCACCGGCAACGTCGTGCCGTGGCGGTGGGACGATGCCCACAATCTGTCGCTCTACCACCTGCCGTCTGACCTAGATGTGTGCATCCGACTGGACCTAGATGAGCGGCTGTCGCCGGGCTGGCGGGACGTGATTGAACGGGAATGGACGGACGGCACAAATCAACTGTTCTACAAATACGTTTGGTCATGGGCTTCCGATGGCACGGAAGACTTAGTGTTCATTGCGGACCGCATCCACTCGCGCCGTGGGTTTCGCTGGTCAGCACCGACGCACGAAGGGTTGATCTGCTGGCATGGCGAGAAGCGGTCAAAAATGATTACTGACTTGCAGATTTTCCACTTTCGAGACAAGGGGAAAAAGCACACGACCGACCTAGAGTTGTTGCGAATCGCCGTGCGCGAGGCTCCGCACGACGCACGGGCGCAGTGGTATCTAGCACGCGAAATGGACTACGCCGGGATGCCAGAGGCACGGGAAGCCTTTGAGCGGTATTTGCAGATGGACGGCGGCATAGCGACAGAACGCGCATTCGCCTGCCGCATCTTGTGGAAGCTAACCGGCGATCCTGCCTATCTAGTGCAGGCCACGGCAGAAGCGCCAGACGAGCCAGAAGCGTGGGAGCGGCTGGCGTTCTTGGCATACAGGCAGCGTGAATGGGCAAAGGTTGTTGCGTGTGCTGAACGGGCAGTTGCCTGTGAAAATATCGGCACGCATTGCAGCGACCCGCTGGCACGCACTCGCGCCATGGACCTGCTGGCGGTTGCCCTGTGGGAGCTTGGGAGGCGTCCAGAGGCACTCACGTTCGCCCGGCAGGCTCTGGCAAGATGGCCGGAAGACGCCCGCCTGCGCTCAAACGTGGCGGCCATGGAACAGACGCTAGGAGGCGCGGCGTGAGTAGTTATCTGCGGCAGATTGCCGACGCGCTAGCCACTAGCCTGGATGGCGTCACGTGGGCGATTCAGTCCACGACCGTGGAACGAAAGAACTGGGTCAGCATCGACGTGGAGTCGATGGCCAATCCGGTGGTCTACGTCACGCCTGGGTCCGCTGACGTGACCCGAATCGGACGCCGGCAGACGCAGGTGGACTATGACGTGCAGGTGTTCGTTGGCAGACACGTCACGACCGATCAAGACGTTGACGGGATGCTTGATTTGGCAAACGACATTTTCCGCCAGGTGAAGGCCCACCAGTTTGATGATATCGAGGACTGGCCAGAGGGCGTGACGAGCCCGCAGACGGTCACGATCGACCTAAACCCAGACGATGCGCTGAGTGAACGAAACGTTTGGCGGGCGGCGATTGTTGCCACCTATCGCGTCCTTGAAAGCGACGACCTGCCGGAGTGAACGCACATGCGTGCTAGCCGTGCATGGATTAGACCTGGCCAGATTGGCGGCAACCGCCGGTCACGGTCTGCCGCCACTGATCTGAAGTTGGCGTTGAACTTCAAGATCAAAAGCGGGTTTTTCGACCGCGCCCATGTTCGCCGGATGCTGGATGCCACTAACCAGACGTGTCTGATAAAGGCCGGGCTGAATATCAAAGAGGCTGCAAAGAAGGGCATTGGCCAAAAGCCACCAGCGAAAACAAAGGCTGGCAAGCGCGCGGTCAATTCCGGGGCCATCGTTGAGTTTGTCGGTGGCCTATACAAAGATTTGACGATGGTGAACAGCGGGAAGCCGCGGTCTGCCGGCAGTCCAATCAAATCGTGGGGGCCGAAGCGGTTCACCTACGCAGACATAAAAGACTATTTCGACACCAGCCGCAAGACGGCAGTGATCGGGGCCGCCAAGGCGCCGTGGCTCAACAAGCTGCATGAGTTTGGCGGAACGCTGCGGCTGCGTGCGTGGCGCACTGGCGTTGGCGCCGCACGAAATGCTTATCTGCGAAGGTCTGCCGGTCGAAGCGGGGCCGGGCGCGATGCGTCAGGAAGATTCACGAAAGGCACAAGCCTCGGCCCGCAACGGAATCAGTTTGACTACGGGCTGCTTGTCTGGACCAACAAAAAGCCACGGCATTCCCGCAACTGGGAAGCCACCACGATTGTGAAGACGGCCCGCTATCCGGCCCGCCCGTTCATGCAGGGCGCTCGGCTTGTGCAAAAGGCCGTTGCCAAAGCGAACGAAAAGTGGCGGAACGCTCTGCGGAAAACAGGCTAGCCACACCCCCTACGCCGCTTTGCTGTGCTGGCCCTAATCTGCAAGCACACCCGCCCAAGGAGCACACATGGCCATTACTCTCGGCAAAGACGTGACGATTGCCGGCGTTTCCAACGCTCGGTCTTGCACCGTCACGTCCAGCGCATCGGAAGTGGACGTTACCAAGCTTGGCGATTCGTCGCGCAAGTACCGCAAGGCGCTGATCGAGCAGACGATTGAGGTTGAATGCGTTGACGATCCCGGCGTCGAGGCTGGCGACGTGTTCACGATCACTGGCACCGGGACGGGGAATGCGTCTTACATATGCACTAGCGTTGCCCAGTCGGAGCCGCTTGACGGAATCGTGACGTACACGGTTTCCGGCTCTCGCACTTTGGACGACTGACAAGCACAGACACACGCACCCACACACTAAGGACAGCACATGGCCATCACTCTCGGCAAGGACCAGACAGCGCCTCCGGTTGGCACGAACATCATTTCTGCCACCTACACCGAGGAGTGCGAAACGATCGACATCAGCAACCGAGACAACATCGGCGGCAGCGCCGGGGCGCCGGGCTACAAGATGTCCACGGCAGGGTTCACCACGAAGACGTGGGAGATTGAGTGCCACGACGCGACCGGTTTGATTGCTGACCTTCAGGCGAACGCCAGTAGCGGTTGGAAGGTCATGAGCGTCACGGAGAACATCGGAGTTGACGGCGCCGTGACGTTTTCGGTGACTGCCAAGGAGTTCTGATCCTTGGCCATCACGCTCGGCAAAGACTGCACCGTTTCAGTTGGCAGCAACATTGTCAGCGCTCGCAGTGTGACGTTTACGGAGTCAGCGCGGACCATTGAAATAAACGAGTTTGGGTCGCGGTACTCGTCCGTCTATTCGACGGGCTTTGACGCATCTGTGTCTGTGGAACTAAACGACTCTGCGGATGCAACCGGCTTGTTTGCGACGTTGGAAGACGGCGACGAAATCACGGTTTCCGGCGGCGCTGGCGGCTGGTCGTTTCCTGCTGTCGTCACTGGCATTTCAGAGACTTGCCCGGTAGACGGCGTGGCGACGTTCACGATTGAAGCGCGAATGACAAAAGGCGGGCTGCGATAACTAGCTAGTGGAGGCTTTGTGCGCGAGTTCAAGGACGATGAAGGCCGCCCGTGGCGGCTGGCGTTGACGGTCGCTTCGGCGCTGCGTGTTCGTGACATGGTCACGGTTGACGTGGCCGACGATGACGCAGGCGAACGGAAGCAAGTGCCGTTTGATCTGGTGGACGCCGGGTCAATTGCGCAGACGTTCCAAGTGCTTCGGAGCCAGTTCGCCAAGTTGGGGGAAATCCTTTACGCCATGCTGGTGAAGCAGATCGAGGAACGGAAGTTGTCCAAGGAAGAATTCTTGGACGGGCTGCGTGGCGATTCTCTTGAGTCGGCTTCGCGTGCCTTGGAGGCCGAGCTTGTCGATTTTTTCCCGCAGCGCCTCCGCAAGATGGTCGGGCTTCTCGGCAGCAAGATGGACGAAGTGCAAACCGAAATGCTCGGTCGGGCGGAGGCGCAGATGGCGGGCGTGACAGTGGAGACGCTGACGAACGCAGCATCTGGGATGCCGTCTGGGAAGCCGCTGGAATCATCGGAGTCCATCCAGGCAGGTGGACCCTCCGACAACTCATCGCAGCTAGAAACGGCCGCCTAGAGAACGATTGGTGGCACACCGCCAACCTGCTGGCCCAGCAAGTCAACCTGCACAAAGACAAGCACGCACCGAAAGCCGATCCCCGAAAGTTCAACCCGTTCGCAAAGAAGCCAAAGGCGCGCGAGGCATCGCCCGAAGAACTGAAACGGCTGTTCGGTAAAGACTGGCAGAAATACGTATGAGTTCTTCCAAGGTACGTGCTGGCCAGGTTTACGTTGAGATCGGGGCAGATCCACGGAAGTTCTTTGCCGCGCTTGGCAAATTGAATAAGGCTGTCGGCACAATGGGCCGCAGCCTGTCGATGTCGGGCGCTGCACTCACTGGCATCGGCGCCGGCATGGCGGCGCCAATCGTTGCGGCAGTTGCCGCCGGTGCTCGGTTTGAAGATCGCCTGCTTGCCATCAAAGCATCTACCGGGGCAACGCAGGGCGAACTGGATCGGGTCAAGTCGGCAGCAATGGGGATGTCGGAGGCGCTCGGCGTCGGGCCGACCGAGGCCGCAGCCGGAATGCTCGAACTGCTCAAGGCAGGCATGAGCCTTGACACCGTACTTGGTGGTGCTGGCAAGGCCGCACTAGAGTTCGCCAAGGTTGGCGAAATGGACGTTGGCCAGGCGGCCGTTGTGATGTCGGACGCCATGAACGTCTTTGGCATCAGTGGCGAGAAGGCTGCCAATACGCTTTCGTCTGCGGCTGACGCATCCAGCACGTCTATCGCGCAGATGTCTGAAGCGTTCTCAATGTCGTCTGCCGTGGCGGCGCTGGCGAACCAGTCGATTGACGATCTGTCGGCGGCTCTTGCCATCCTTGCCAACAACGGCGTTAAGGGCAGCGATGCCGGCACTAGCGTCAAGACGATGCTGATGCGATTGATGGCGCCAGCAGACGAAGCAATCGGCGCGTTTGCGCAACTCGGCCTGTCTGTCGATGCGTTCCGTGGCGCTGACGGCAAGATGAAGCCAATGGTCGAGATTATCCGCACGCTCAACGGGGCGCTGGCGGGAATGGACCAGGCGGCGAAGGATGACATTTTCCGCCGCATCTTCGGCGCTGACGCCATTCGTGCGGCTTCGATCTTGACGAGCGCCGGCACGGAAGGCTTCGCCAACATGCAGGCCAGTATGGCTTCGGCCCTGCCGGTTGGCGAAAAATATAAGGCGATGATGTCCGGCCTATCGGGCGCCATGGGCAACATCATGGCGTCACTGGAACGGATGTCGATTGCCATATCTGACGCTGTCGCACCCGCGCTGGCTTCCGTCATTCCGTTTGTTGAAGGGCTAGCGCGCAGCCTTGTGGACTTCGTCACCAACAATAAAGAAGCCGTGGCCCAGTTTGCCAAGCTGGCGGTGGCGACGATTGCCGTTGGCGGCGTGCTGACAGGGCTAGGGCTGTCGCTTCAGGTGGCGTCGTTCGCCATGGGCGGAATATTTAAGGCCGCAAGCCTAGTGATCGCCCCATTGAGTGCGGTTGCCAGTGCGGTTTCTTTTGTCGGCATGTCTTTCTACAAAGCGATTGCTGGCGTTGTCGCCTACTCAGTTAAATCCATTGCGTCTGCTGTCGCCAGTGGCGCAGCGTGGGTAGCTGCAAACGCTCCGCTTTTGATTTTGCTCGGTCTGCTTGGCGCTGCTGGTGCTGCAGCAATCTCTGCCGCAGGTGGATTTGCTGGTATCACGGAGGCTCTTGGCAGCGGGCTGACTACCGCAGCATCAGATGCGTCTGTGGTTTTTTCGGATCTTGCCGCCACTGCAACCACGACATTTGACGGCATATACGAAGCGATTTCCGCAGGCGATCTGGCTGGGGCAATGGACATCCTCTGGGCCGGGCTCTTGGCTGGTTGGCTGCGTGGCGTCGAAGCGCTCATGTCCTACGTTGATTCGTGGGTCACGTTTTTTCAAAACATTTTCAGTGACATTGGCGCCGGGATCTATATAGCCTGGGACAAAATCTACACGGATTCCGCAGCAATACTGAATTACATGGGTGCGTTCATCATGGGATTTTTCGACAACGTGGCGAACGCCGTAATGGTGACGTTCGACACGCTTGTTGGATCAATTCAAATTGCATGGGAGCGAATTCAAGGATTCATTACGGGCGCCAAGGACACTGAACAGCGCGTGCAGGCGATCAAGGACGAGAATGCCGCCCGCGCTGAACAGAGGCGGCAGGAACGGCCTGGCGTTGAAGGCAGGATGGCAACTGCGGCACAACAAAACAAAGAGGCCGAAAAGCAGAGGGAAGCCAGAGTCGATGCTATTGGCGAGGACTTGCAGGCCACGAAGGATCAGCGCGCTGCTGAAAACAAGCGAAGGGCAGACGAGCGGCGTGCTGCAACGCAAGCTGCGGAATCTGCCGTCACGGGAAAGTCGAAGGGCAAGCGTGAGGCACGCGCACGCAACGACCAGTTCTCGCGCCTGCTGTCGGACATTGAAGGCGCTTCGTCCATTGACCAGCTGCGTGATTTGTATGGCGAGTTTGACGCACTAAACGCAAACGGCAGGTTATCTTCCGTGCAGGCCAGCACGATTGAGGCGGCGCTAGAGGATGCACAGGAGCGGGTAACGAAAAACCTTGTGAACGCGCAGTCGTCTCAGGCTGCGGCACAAGGCGGCGCAAACGCCGGCGCACAAGATGCCGCCAGAAGCAAAGCAGAAGTGGCAGGCACGTTCTCATCAATGGCTCTTGGCGGCATGGGCTTTGGCAGCAGTCTTGCGGAACGAACGCTAAAGGCTGCGGAACGCACGGCGGCAGCTACGGAACAAATCGCAGCGGAGGGCGGCCCACGGGCCGCTGAGTAATGTCACTGACGTGGGTTGAAGACGGCGACAGCCGATCCGCAACCATTTATCGCCTTGGCAAAAAGTCCACGGCGACGATGCAGCGGTCCTACAAAGTCTTCGGCACCGACGACGACGTTGCAGTGCACGCAGATGCCAACAGCCGCATTTCGACGCTCGAACCGTATTGGCAATACCCAGGCACCAGCGTCAACCTTCGAGCAGAGAGCTATTCGCTTTCGTATCTCGGTGACAAGGCGTGGCAAGTCACCGTCAACTACGAAAAGATGGGGGCGGATGATGACACCCAGAAAGATCCGCTAAAGCGGTCGAGATCGTTTGACACTTCCGGCGGCACGCAGCACATCACCCAGTGCCAGGCGATTGGGTCGGGCGCATCGCTTGATTTTGAAAAGCGTTTTCCAGAAAACGCAAGCAACATGAGCGGCGCAATTGGGGTGGACGGCGACAGCGTTGCCGGCGTTGATATTGTCGTGCCGCAGCTGACGTGGACGGAAAACTATGACGTTCCACATGCGTACGTCACGTCTGCATACATCAAGACTGTTGCCGGCCTCACCGGCACCGTGAACAACGCTGCTTTTCGCACGTTCGCTACAGGCGAAGTCTTGTTCATGGGCTGCAGCGGATCGCATGAATGGGATGAAGAAAAAGGATTCGGACCGTGGTCGCTATCGTTCAAATTCGTGGCTTCTCCAAACGCTGGCCCAGGGCAGACGATGCCGGCCATGACGATTGGAAACATCAGCGGCATTACCAAGAACGGCCACGAATACCTCTGGGTGCGCTACGAGTCCAAGGTTGACAGCAACGCTCTGCTGCAGCATCCAAAGGCCGTCTACGTCAACAAGGTCTATCGCGAAGCCAACTTTTCCGACTTGGGCATTGGCACGACCTAATGGCAGGCGACAACTACCGCATTGAAAAGGGTCAGAAGCTTTCATCGGCGGTGTCTGCACGCGCGTGGAACAGGGCGCAGGATGCCGCCGATGTTGTGCTTGGCTCGGTCACTGGCTTTGATGCGGGAGACAGCACGCCTGGTGCTCGAGCGGCAAACATCATCCTCCTACGGAACGACGCCGGCATTGTAGTGCCTCAGTTTGGAGTGCTGCGAATTGGATCGCCACTTGTGCTGGATGACTTAGAGAAGCCTTCGCAGTTTGGCGAAAACATGGTGCTAACCGGGCTGATGCCAGACGGACTGTCGCCGTTCGCGGTTGCCATGGAGCCGATTGAAGTTGGCAAGATCGGGCAGTGTGCGATCGGCGGCCGATTTGCCTGTAAAGTTAAGGTTGTGTCTGCTGACCACAAATACGCACGCTCTCGCAACAACGACGTAACGCAGCTGATCAGCACGGCGTGCGGGCAGATGCGGATGGTGTGGAAGCAGGGCGTGGGTAACGACCAGTTTGCCGCTGGTGTGATGTGACGTGCACGTGCTGCGTATGCGCTGGGCTTCCGCTGACTCGAGGATTTGATCCGATCGGCCCAGGAACCTTTGACCCAACAACAACCAAGCTAGTAACGTGGGCCGACAATATTTCTGGCACCGTTGTTGTTGTTGACGGCTACGGCCCTATTGAAATGCGAGGCCAGCCTGGGTGGACTTCCGAATATGGCGGTCTTTCTTTCGCAGGCTCGTCTGTTACGTTCACGAAGTTAGATGGGCCAGGGCTGTCTATTGGAACGTTTCTATTTCCGCACCTTTCACAAACAGACAACCCAGATGACATACAGGCAATGTCTGGATCGATTACGGCTTCGCTGTACGGTCAGTCTGCATCTCTGAATTATGAGTTGGAAGGCGATGAGCTAGACGAGTCGTTTAATAACGACGTTTACGTCTACAAAGTTTCTGGCCCAACAGGGCCAATTACTCCGACCGGCCCGCTTGTCGTGACTGGTCCGACAGGGGCAAACAGCGATCCGACGTGGGGTACATCAAGGCTGGACGGTGCCACGGGTGGCACGCCAGGAACAACTACTGGAAGCACCGTCAGCGGACCAGCCGTCAGCGGACCAACCGGAGGAGGAATCGCTCCTAGCGGCCCAACTGGCAGCACGGGCGTTACAGCACCAACAGGCCCAATAAATAACGCGTCAGCCGTCATCAATCGGCAACTGCAATCTAGAACGCTTGTCGGCAATAACTTGCTAAGTGCCACGAGCGTTCCGTCTGTGCTAGATCTTTCGTATTCACCAGATGGCACTTCACTTTCCGAATTCACGGAAAGGCCGCTTGAAGGATTGAAGGATCTTCTGTGCTGGCGTGAAATGTTTAACGGAACAGGGCAAGAAAAATGGAATATTCAAGATCCTCAGCTAGGAGGCGCAAGCCAAACTCCCCCCATCACGTCGGGATATACATTCGCTCACACGCTTGAATTCAATTCGGAACAACGATTGCTTTTGCCTCCAGGCTCTAGTCGTCGCCCGTACTGGCCTAACCCTGTGTCGATCTCCTGCGTTTGCGATGGTCAGCCCGAGGACGAGGAATTGCCGTCTTCGGCATTTGTCACAGCAGTGGCGTTTCGTCCTTCGCATCTTGGATTTGCAAGGCAGACGCAAATTGAATACGAGGTGACCGGCCCAACCGGAACCGTCAGCCCGTACATCAAAGGGCATCTAGTAGGCATTTATCGTGGAAACACTGCCAACCAAGACACCGGAACCGGGATGCTCTATCGCATCACAAAAGACGGCAGCGAAATGCTGCCGCCAACGCAGGCACCAACTAGGCAGCAGCTGTTTGATGCCACTGAGGAGGAAGGGTCTTATTTGGTGACCGTGACGCCGACTGGCTCTTACGGATACCCAAGCACTGCACTTCCAACAAACAAAGACTTTTTCAGTTTCGTCATTGACCGCAAAAAGCCTGTTGTCGGTTTCACGCCGTTGGATGACGTATTCGTTGGCGACTATGGCTCCAACAACCTTCCCAGTATCACTGCTGGATTAGGGCAAACAGCCGTCATGTCTACAAAACCGCTTTTCCAAGCCATGAACGATGAATCGCCTGACGGCGTGATGACGCGTCCATTGTTCACGCAAATGGAAACGTTTCCAGTTGTCAATGTCCTAGACCCTAATGTTGCAGGGACGTTCTCAATCAGGCCAGTCGGTGCTGCGGACGTAAGAGACTTGGCACACAACGCGCCAGACCAGATGTTTTCTCAAACGTGGACCGTGCACGCGGTTGACCAAAGGGCCAACATCGTTGAGGGCAGCCCAAGCAGCCACACATATTTTGGGGCGATACCCAAATTGCAGCAGCCTGTGTTGGAGACTAGGGAGTATTGCCGCCCTCGCTCTCAGGCAGAGCGGATCAGTTCACTGAAACTGACGTTTGATAGGCCAGTTGATCCAGAGACGGTAGAAAACTCGCAGGTGCGACTGTATTGCAACGGCGTGCTCGCTGCTGGCTGCACAATCGAGCAAGCCGACGCAACGACAATGAAATGGCAAATCAGCGTGCCACTTGGAGTGCAGCAGTCGGCAACGTTCTGCTTTTTGGAATATGACCCAGCCGGCACCGTGATGACGGCAGAGACTTTCGAGGAACTGCACTATCCAACAAAAAAGGATTTCCCGAAGTCATCAACGCGACTAACAGAACTGTTTCGGAAAGTTCTTGTTTCGGATGATGACGGCAAGCGGTACTCACTATCCGTTTCGCTCTGGCCTGATCCTTTTGTCGAAATAGGCAACGGAAACCCTCTGGATGTCAACGGAAATCCTTACGACCCTGAGCCTTCCGTGATCGTTGCCCGCACCAGCTGGCTGATGGCAGACGTAGATGGCTGGCCTAGGCTGATCGACACAAGTTCCGTGCTGAGAGGATTTGTCGTGGGCCGCGCCGCCAGTATTGGCGCAAGCACGTCGATTGACATGACGCAAAACAATCTGACGATAACATCAACAGGCGACATCGGGATTGCGGCAGAATCAGCACCAGACGCTATTAGCTTCGGAGGAATCAATACTCCTGCTGTCGTTCTTCCGCAAGAATTTTTTACGGACTTTGGTCTAGTCGCAAAAGCCGTTAATTACGAAGGCTACATTCCACGTGCTCCCGTCACTGGAGCGACTGGGCCATTCTCATACTGGGGGCTTGGCACAACGATTGATCCGAGCCCGCCGGCCCTTGTGCCTCCATGTGCTGGCCCAACGGAATTGCAGTGGCATAGTTCAGCCATTACGTGCAACACCGACATCACTGGGTTTTCCGCCCGCATAGTTCTGCTTGATGAGTACGGAAACAACCTAATCCCTCCCGAAGATGTTGGCGGATATTACATGCAGGGAAAAGTTGTTTTTGGTGAGCCGCTTGAAAACTTTACAGGACTTGCCTGGTCTGGCCAGCCGCCTGGGGATTTCAACCACGTCGTTAGTGATTTATTCCCGCGCATTATGGCATTAGAAAACGCTCCCATAATTTCACTAGGAACGGAATTTCAAGGCTATGAGCTGGCTCAAAATATGTGGTCTGGAGTAGTTGAGGGCGGCGGAACAGAAATCAACGCGCAGCCAATGGCCACGCAGACTGCTTATTTTATTGACGGCGAAGCCGTAACGAGTTCTCCGTATTGGATTAATTCCAACCCTCAGTTTCGCGTGGTGCACGAAACAGTTGAGCGAACGTTTGGCAATAGCGAAACGACCCTGGCGGAAGCAAAAGAGGGATTGCGGTTTGAAGTAAATGACATGGAGCCTTCTGGGGGAACGCCGCTTGCAAAGGCTTTGCGAAGTGTCACAGATGCCCGGTATTCGCTGGAAGGCGTGCAAGCAATGCTTTCGGCGTCTAGGCAGGCAAAAACATTCCCAGCATTGAAGACGACTACGCTTGGTCCACTTGTCCTGACATTGTCTTTACGGGCGTGCATAAAGGCAGAAACAACATACGCAGACAACGAGCCGCAGCCTACGCAGTTCGTCTATGTGAACGAAGAACGCCCGCGCGTTGCGTTTGACGAGTGGCTTACAGAAGTAATGGAAGGCGTCACCTCTGGTCTGGGTGGTGATACTCCAACGAATTTCTACTACGACGAAGAGGAAGAAACGTGGAAAATGCCGCCTGTCTCTGCTGTGCTGTATTGCACTCGTGGTGGCAGCATAGATCAACGCACGGTAACCGAGCGTGTGCTCAACGATTACGTCTGCACGCACACGCTGACGCCTGACCAAGAAGTGGCTCTAGCCAACGGCGATGAAATCACGATGCCGCTTGGTGACGTGGATGGTGTGTACAGCGTAAAGCTGAAGCGGAGCTAGCCGGCGCATGGCACGGAAGCGACGCACCGTCTACGTGGGCGATCAACGCTGGAAGGTCGAGCGCGTGCGGCTGCGTCACGATGACGGCCAATGCAACTACACGACCAAGACCATCCGCATTGCCGACAAGTTGGTTGGCGTTGACCTGCTTGATACGCTGATTCACGAACTGATTCACGCCCGGTGGCCGGATCTGCATGAAGACGCAGTGGCAGAGTTTGCCGAGACGCTTTCAGGCGTGATTGACGCGGAAGGATTCCGCCGGCCTGACGACCAGGAGGACTGATGAGCCTGCTGGATGACGTGATGTCTCGTGCGGCGAATGGCAGGCCCGGCTTTCGCACGTGGTTTGATCGCCTGCCCCCAGATGCCCAATCGGAGTTGGAGATCGTGCGCAACGCCTTCAATCCGGCGATGCATCAGAAACGTGCCTATTGCTTCGCAATTATTGAGGCTGCCAAGGAACGTGGCTGGGAAACCTCCGGCATACAAGGCGTCATCGCATGGCTGAACGCAAGGCCCTCATAGACAGCGTTGCGGCCAAGTTGCCAGCGCCGCGGCCTGCCGCAGATGCGGAACAGGTGACGCAGTCGCAATCTGGCGACACGCTCGAAGCCCGCAGCACCAGCCGCCGCATCAAGACGGTGGAGGATCTGCTGCGGCACATTGAAGCCGACATGGCCCTGTTTGAGATCGCCGCTAGTGAAGCGACCAAATGGGAGTGCGGCGACGGCGAAGGCGGAAGCATTGAGTTGCACCGTGTATTCGTGCGGCTCAAGCCACGGGGCGGCCCGACAACGCTGGAGTGCGTGGCGGCGATGATTGCCGCTGCAAAACGGGACATCCGGCGGCCCTTGACCAAAACTGTCAAGGCACCCAAAGGCGGGTTGTGGCAAGTGCTGGTGGTGGCAGACACGCACTTCGGCAAATACGCCTGGGGGCGCACGACCGGCGGCGATGACTACGATTTGAGCCTCGCGGAACAACTGGTTGCTGCGGCCGGTCAGCAGCTGCTGGACGTTGGCAATGCTGCAAGGCCGGCCCGCCGCACGATCGCGTTTCTTGGTGATCTGTTCCACTACGATCGGCCCGATGGAAGTACCACAAGTGGTACACCGCTTGAGCGTGACGGCCGGCTGCAGAAAATGATCCAAGTGGGCTGCGACACGTTGCTGTCGATCGTTGAGCGGTCCGCCGCGACGGCGCCTACAGATGTCGTGATCGTCAACGGCAACCATGACGAAGTGCTGACGTGGACTTTCCAGCGCATCCTGCTGGAACGGTTCCGCAACTCAAAGTCCGTGCGCGTGAAAGAGGATTTCACCGGGCGGCAGTACCTTACGCACGGGCGGAATCTGCTGGGCTTCGCGCACGGCCACAGGGCCAAGCGAAAGTTGCCGCAGATCATGGCGCTAGAGGCTTCGCAGCACTGGGCCAAATGCCCATACCGGGAATGGCATACCGGGCATTTCCATTCACAGGCTGCGGAATGGCAGCGGCCGATTGAGACGCTCGACGGCGTGATCGTCCGCACCGCGCCGGCACTCTGCCCGCCAGACGATTGGCACAGCGTCAACGGCTTCATCGGTTCGCGGCAGGCTTGCGAAACGTTCCTCTATGACCACGACGGCGGGCTGTCGTCCATGCACGTCGCATCACCAAGGCCACGGGCATGACGCCGGAATACTTGACGGGTCTGGAACATAGAGCAAGGCAGTTCAGCGGCGCCTACACGGGCACAAGCGGAACGCTTGCCGCCGGCATCATTCATCTACTTCATGAAAGGGCATCCATGACAGCGACGATTGACACACTGACGGCCGCCAACCAGGCACTGCGGGACGCCGTGGAAACACGCTTGGCCGGTAACGCATCGACGCCGAGCCCGGCAGAACTGTTTCCGCAGGTTGCCGGCTGCTGCGAGGGCGGCAAGTGCCAGCCGCAGGCGGATACGTCGGCAGTTGACGGGTGGAAAAAGCTTACGCAGGAGAGTGCCGAGAAGTATGCCGCCGATCGGTCTGATTGGATTCTGCAGGGGCAGCGCGAGTTGGAGGCGTCACGCCAGCCACGGCTGCTTGGTGACGGTGTTGCAGCAGCGACGGACCTGCGGCCCGGCTCGCGCGAATTCCTGGGCGTGCTGGAGGAATGCAAAACGCTGCATTTGAAAAAGACGCTGGACTATGGCGTTGATGAAGACGCTTTGTCGAACATCCGAAGCAGCGCCGACATCGTGAACATGGAACCATGGGCAGGCTGCATCCTCCGAATCATGGACAAGATGCACAGGGTTAAAGCATTTTTCCGCCGTGGCCGTTGCGAGTTCGACGGCATCGAGGACACGCTACTAGACGTGATTTGTTACGCCGCCATTGCGCTGGTTTTCTACCGGCAGTCGAAGCGTCCATAGGGACTGCCGATTACGCCTTCTGCCGCTCTACGCTTGCTGTAGGAGGCAGCAGCGTGATCCAGGCGGCTCATTGGCGGCGCGGTGGTGCGGACGGGCGCGAGTCTATCGCGTCTGCCAGCGACATCGTTTCACTCGCTGCCACGTTTACGCCGAAGCCGCAGACGTGGGGCAAGATCACGTCGCGCCCGCAGCCGACACGGGCCGACATCGAACTACTGGCGTTCCGCCTGGGCGTGAGCGTTTCGGCCGCAAAGCGGGCTCTAGATATGGGGCTCCTGCATGGCTGACTCAGTCACGGACGTTCTGGCAGCAACGCTGCGCACCACGCTTTCGTGGACGCGCACGGACTCGCAGGAAGTCGGCAGCGTTGTCAGCCGCAAGACGATCCTTGGCAACTACACGATTGCGGACGGCTCCGGTGCCGGGCAGGCAGATCTGGTGTTTGCGGACCAGCGGACGATCGCAGGCGAGACGATTGAAGCCTTTGATTTGCTGGACCTAGAGCAGACGGCGTTGGGCGTGGCCGTGCCGTTCGTCTTCCGGCAGCTGCGGCTCATCAAGATCGTCAACAACGAGACGGCCGCCGGGCAGACGCTGCTGGTTGGAGTTGATCCCGGCAGGCCCACGGCTGTTTATGCCGCTGCGGTTGGCCCTGGCTCCGAGTGGTTCGCCATCAACAACACCGACAGCTGGGTTGTCACTGAAGACAACAGCATCGTGCGGATCGCCAACACGACAGAAGACCCGATCACTTATTCGCTCTACCTCCTTGGCACTTCCACGGAGGCCGAGTGATGCCGCAGTCATTTTCACTCACCAGCGCACTGCGTGTCGTGCCGTCATGGTCGGACGATCTGACCACCACCACGGTCACCGACTCTGTCACGGCGTTGCTGGCCCTCGCGTTGGCAAACGGCACTGGCAACGACCAAGCGAATGGTTTTTGGAAGGACGTGTTTTCAATCAATGCGTCGGCGCAATACTCCATTGATTTGCGGGCGTTGCCGCTGAAAGTCTTTGGCGGCACAGGGAATCTGTCGCTTGCCAGCGTCAAGATGGTGCTCATTGAAAACCGCTCGAGCACTGCCGGGCTGTCGATCGCAACGAGCGTCAGCAACCGCTGGACGAACTTTGCGGCCGACACGCTTGTGCTGCCGCCGGCAGGCGTGCTTTACGCGACGGCACCCAAGGCAGGATGGGCCACGACTACCACCAACAAAATCCTATCCATCACCAACAACGGCGCCGCTGCCGCAAGCGTTGCCGCTTACATCGTGGGAGTCAAAACGTGATTTCGTCTGCGCCGATGACTGCCGCCAATGATCTGGTGGCGTTCTCCGACAAAGTTAGAGCGTTCGTATCAATCGCCCGCATGAAAGCCCGTGACGGGCTGACGGTTGCCGAGTTTGGCGAACTTGCCATTGCACTGCTGCGGATCTCCATTGCCGCCCTCGACTCCGTTCCCGCCGATGGAGCGCAAAAAAAGGCGTGGGCATTGGACGCCGTGGCAATGTTGTTTGACGCCTTGGCCGACAAGTGCGTGCCGATGCTTGCTTACCCGCTGTGGCTGATCGTCCGCCCGGCTGTGCGGCAACTGGTGCTGCTGGCCGCGGCTGGTGCCATTGAATCACTTCTTCCGCTCGTAAGGATCGCCGCATGATTTTGACTGTTGCCCTAATCGCATCCGCCGTGGCCGTGATGCTCTGGCCGAAGCCAAGCGCCGTGACGCTGCCGGATTCTGCGCTGGCGTCTGATCCGCACGTGCCGGCCAAGGTTTCCTACCAAATCGCCATGGCCCAACTGGCCACTGTCCGCCTGCGACTGCTGCAAACGGACCAGTTGGGAGACGCAGAGAAAAAGTCGATTGATGCTCTGACGCTGGCCCTGGTGGCAGGTTCCGACAAATGAATATCCGCCTAGCTGTTGCATCCGCTCTAGCCGTTGCCGCAATCGTGTCGGCCATGGCGAAGCCGTCCACGCCGACGCCTGCGCCGCCTGCTGGTGACATCGCGTTAGCGGGCAAGTTTGCCGGGCCGACTGCAGCGGCTGATGCCTCCGTTACGGCCGGGATGTTTTCAGAATTGGCTGACGAACTCGCCTACGATTCCGAGCGTGCCGGCGGCCCGCACCTGACCACTGGCGTGGCGTTTGACGATCTCAGGACGCGAGCGTTCGACCTGCGATGCCGTGGCCAAAAGATTGGCGACCGGCAGCCTCGAGTACGGGAAGCGATCAAAGGCTACCTAGATACCAAGGTTGGCGTTTCTGGCGGTCCTGTCGGCCCTGAGCAGCGCACGGCATGGGTTGCAGCCTTCCGCGAAATCGGGAGGGCTGCGGCTGATGCGGCGAATTGAGTGGCACCATGTTCTGGCCTGTGCGTTGATCGTCCTGGCGTTCGTCGTCGGGCTGCGGTCGGCGCTGCTGCTTGAGAGCAGCATCGGGAGTGGCGGGAACTTTGGCTACAACCCCGATCCAGAGGCAACACGCCAGTTTCTTGGTGAACTGAAGCGGCCACTGTTCCGCGACGCCGGCGCGGAGGTGATTGCGAATGCGAAGGGCAAAGACGCCTACCTGTATCGATACGCCGACAAGGCGCACCGAGCCGTCTACGGCAAGCCGTTCGGCCCATGGAACCAAGGCCCAGTAGGCACGTGCGTTTCGTTTGGCTGGGCCATGGGAAGCTACATCGGGCAGTCGGTCGATTGGGCCACCGGACGCCTGCCAGCACCGCCCAAACTTGTGGCCACTGAACCGCTCTACGCAGGCTCTAGGACGGCGGCCCGTTTGCCGCCGGTCACGTTCGCTGGCTGGAGTGATGGCTCCTACGGGGCCGCAGCGGCCCGCTGGGTGTCAGGCCAGTGCCGAGAGAAGGGCATTGGCGGAATCCTCTACCGTGAGAAGTATGGCGAGCACGACCTATCGACGTATTCCACCAGCCTGTCGAAACAGTGGGGCGCCTACGGTTGCCCAAAGCCGTTGGCAATCGAGGCCAACAAACACACCGCACGGGCGGTCGCACTGTGCGAAACGTGGGAAGGGCTGACCGCCGCACTAGAGTCTGGCATGTGCGTGCCGATCTGTTCCAACGTCGGCTTTGCAGGCCAAGACCGTGACGCCGATGGATTCGTTGCACGTCGCTCCAGCTGGAGCCATTGCATGTGCATCATCGCTGTGAAATACGCTGCCAACAGCGGCAAGAACAGCGAACCGCCGATGAAGAATCCGCGTGATGGCGTCTTGGTTATCAACAGCTGGGGCAACTATCAAGGGGGCCAGAAGCATCCGGCCGATCAGCCCGACGGCAGTTTCTGGATCACCCGCCACGACGCTGAAATCATCCTTGCACAGTCCGATAGCTTCGTCATCGGAGGCGTTGACGGTTTCGCCTATCGCGACCTCGATCACGGCGCGTTTTTCGCGCCCAACCCGACAGAGGACCGGAAATGATTCTCGACAAGCGCATCGTCTGGGCATTCGTCCTTGGCTGTCTGTTTTGCTACTGGATCAACAGCGGCCGTGGCCCTACGCCGTCGCCGTTCAACCCGATGCCGATCCCGCAGAACGATCGCCCGGTTCTGCGGATGATTGCCAAGGCCGCAAAGACGGCCCTTTGGTTCATGTTGATTGCCGAGCCGAAGCCAGACGCTGATGGACGGATGGTCCAGCACGCTGTGGGCGCGGACGGCTTTCCGACCATTGACCACGCAAGGGCTTTCTGATGTTTGAATGGCTGCTGCAACTACTGGTCTGGCTGTCGGCTGATCCGGTGACGCTGGATCACGAGTACCCACGCGCGGCCGCTGCGGTCGCAGCTGCTCGAGCGAGCATGGCGGTTGAGCCTCCAGCCAAGGCGGCCAACTGCCCTACAGGCAAGTGCGTGCCCGGCGTGGCGCCCGCGACTGCTTCACCGGCCAGGCCAATCGGCGGGAGGTGACGGTGGGCGCCGCGCCGGTCACGTCGATTGAAGACCTGCGCGCCGAGATCCGCAGCCGCATCGGGCCGCAGGCCGTTGAGTTGTCGCACTGTTGTGACGTGTTCGTGTCGCAGGTGTGCCGCTACTGGCCAGAACGTCACATGGCCACGCTGGCCCGGCAGATGACTAACGCCGGCTCTGGGGCTGGCGCCTTGGACGCGCTGGCAGTCGTGACCGCGAAGTGCCGGGAAGACCTCGAAGCCCGTTGGAAGTTGACCGGTAACAACTCCGCTGCGCTGGACCTGCTGCTTCAAGCGGTCGTGATCGAAATGGCAAACCTATGGTTTAGCAGTGCCGAAATGCGGATCGCCCTGCGCACCATCATCTTTCAAGTGCGCGGCTTGACAACCTAGGCACACTTGCGGCCATGGCCGATGTCCAGCAGTCTTTTTTTGCGCAGGACACACCGCCGCAAACCGATGCGGTCGAGCCGTCGCACGCTGCTAGACGGACACGATTTGAAGCGAACCTTGAGCCGAAAATACGTGGCTGGCTGATTCGTGCCACCCGCCTGCACGCTCACCTGTGCAGCGTAGTGCGTGTCTACGCCAGACCGGGGAAGGTTTCGCGCACTGGCGATTCCTACGCATCACGTGCCGCACGTGGCGACCAGACGCTGCTATTTGATTGCATGAGGCTTGTCGGTGACGAAGGCCACGCCATCGCAGACGAGATCCTAGCGGAAATGGACGCAGCGAAACCAACAGCGGCGTTGCCAGGGACGAAAGACAAAGTCGAGGAAATGCGGCGCCGAGCGTTGCGCGGCGAAAGCCTGTTTTCACCACGCGACAAGCGGACGCCACTGTGAGCCGGGCGGCGGGTTGAGCGGCGCGGGTTTCTCCCTTTCCCCGTGCCGCTCCCCGCTTGCCCGGTCACGGCAGATGCACGATGACCATTTCCAGTTTCCGCTTTCCGTTCCACAGTTTCTTGCCGCACTTGTCGCACTTCTTTTCTGGGTGCGTTGCGTCATACCCGCAATGCTCACAGAAATGGTCCATTGCTTCTAGCACGGAGCCAACGGCAAACGCTTCGGACTCCGTCTTGCAGGCGGCCGTGGCGTTGTATTGCCGGATCGTAGACAGGCTGTCTCTAGTGGGCTTGCCCTGGTCTTCGGCCTGCCCGCACGCTTCCACCCATTTGGCTTCTATCAAAACCTCGACGGTGAACGGATCGACAACACGGTAGCAAAGCCCGTGGTCAACACTTGTCGGCCGCTTGGGTGCTGGCCGGAATAGGTTTGAAAAGAACCCCATCGCGTCCCTCCTTTCGGGTGGATGCTAGGTGCGGACGGCTGATGCTTCAAGCCGCCGGCTTTCCCGGCCCGTCTAGGTCCAGCACCGGCAGGCAATCCACGCTGCTCTGTTCCGTAGGGCAAATCGTGGGATCGACATATACCCGCTGCAGGTTCGGATCGCTGTGATCGAGCACCAGAGTCGCAGCGGCCGTGCCACCCGCTAGGGCAGCGTAGGACGCCCGTGTACGCCTGAGCCCGTGGAAGCCCCGGTATTTCACGTTGGCCTGCCTGCAGAGCAATTTGAGGCTCGTCCAGAGGCTCCCGCGGCATCGGTCCCAAACCCAGACGAGATCCTCCGGTTGCCCCCGCTGCGGTGCCAGAAGCCTTGCCAGTTCCGGCGTGAAGTCGCGTTCGATGTCGCGGGTCGATCCCTTGCGTGTCTCGCCTCTGAACAGCACCCGCCGCCGTTCTAGGTCGATGTCCTGCCACCTGGCTGCCCTCAGCGCCTCGGCACGCTCTCCGGTGCAGTAGCCCATGTAGAGGAGCGTGGCCCACCACCAGCAGCTGGGCTGCCCGCCTGTCTGCCCGCGACGCTTCAAAGCCTGCCGGATCATGGCGGCCACATCGTGCGACGTGTAGGCCCGGCCCAGTGGGATGGATTGCGGCACCTTGATGCGTGGCAACTCTGGAAAGTCTTTCGCCCAACGCTTGCGGGCGGCGTAGTTCCACACGGCGGCAAGCATCACCTTGTCTTTCTGCACGCTTGCCGGCCGAATCGGCTTGCCCGCCCACGAGTGCGTAGCACGCTCTCGGAGGTATCGACTAATGACCAAGTCATCTAGGTCGGCCACGGTCGGCTCGTGTCCTAGGAACGCTCCTAGGCGGTCTAGCAGCTGGTCATACAGCGAGGCAGTTTTCCCGCTCAGGTTTCTCAAGTCTCGGTAGCGTTCCAGCAGTTCGCGCAGCGTCATCGGTTCCATCGGCAGCCTCCTTTTTCCACTAGTGTACACATGTTCATGTACAGGTGTTAGGACCGGAGCCGCCTCCAGTCCTTACGAGCGTACACCTCATCATTCTCCCAGATGTCCAGACAGGCAATCAGTTTGGGCTGTCTAGGGGGATTGGTTGGGCGTGCTGGGCGGACAGTTTGACTTCGCTATCTCCGGCGTTAGATTTGGGGCATGGTCGTGGCACTACCAGAAGGTCGAAAGCTGATTGGCACCGCAGAGGCTGCCAAAATCCTCGGCGTTAGTATGGGCCGCATTCGGCAGCTGGCCCTGCTGGACCCGGCTGACGGCGGGATTCAGTCATGGCTGGCTGCGCCAACCGCGCGAGTCTTTGACGAGGCCGAAATCCGCAAGCGGGCCAAGGCCAAGCGGAAAACCGGACGGCCTCCAGGCGGGTTCAAGGCCAACTAGCCTTCCCAGCCCCGCTTTCCCCCGGAAAAACCGGGTCCGAAAAAATCTTTTCTAACCCCTTGACTGTTCTAACGCCGAAGCTAGAATACACCCATGCGAGCGAATGAGACTCGCGGGGCACGAACCGGAGACGAAACGATGAACGCCGAAATCAAGAACGCTCTGAACGCAAAGCTCGAAGCCATGACGACCGATGCTCTGGTGGACATCTGCTGCAAACTGGCTCGCGACTACACCAGCCACGCAGGGATCGTGAGCGATGCAGCCCTAGCAGTCCTTGAGCGCCGCTTGCCCGTTGATAAGTTCGTTGCGTTCTGCGATGAGCTTTACGCCGCAATGTCCTGACCGCTAACCAGCCCGGCGGCAACTTCGCCGCCGGGTCACTACCATGAGACTAGGAGAACAAACGATGAGCATCAGTGCAGCAAAGGCTTTTGACTTGAAGGTGATCGGCCGCGCCGCTCACGGCGGGCAGCAGTGGATCGTGTTTGATGACGGTGCCTACCGGCACGTTGTCGAGGAGAGTCACTTCGACAACTCCGGCTTCGCCGCCCGCGAGGCCGATGACGAGCGGCGGGCCGACGATTACACCGACTGGTGCGGCCGTGGCATGTGGGCAAAAGATGACGTTGCCGCCGAGGTTGCTGGCCTGTGCAACCTGACGCACGTTCACTCAGCGGAAAGCGGCGGTTGCGGGCGAGTTGATGCCGTAGAGCCTGCGTGATTTACGCCGCCCAAGGGTGGCGCCATCCGGCCTGCCGACAGTTGCGAAACGGGTGGCACTTTACACACAGGATTCTTCAGCCACGGAAGGCATTGCGATGAAACGCCACTACAACGCCGCCATCACCGCTCTGACGCTGGTACGCATCGGCCAGGAGCTCGGCACCGATTCGCCAGCCGCTCGAGTTGTCCACGACCTGCTGGCATTGCTTGCCAGTGTGGCTTCGGTTTTCCCCGTTGACAGGTTCTAACGCCGTCGCTACCTTGCCCTTTTCTAACGCCGAAGCTATTTCCAAAAGTGTACGGCCGTAAGGACTCCCCTCATTTTGTTGGTCCCCCCGCTTGACGCACTGATATACGGCTGTACAGTACCCGCCACACCACGAAAACGGAGACGAAAACGATGATTACGAATCCCAGCAGCCCCAACGAAAACGAGTACCTCGCAGCGATCGCCGGCATCCACGACCAGACGCCGCGCAGCCGGTCGAGAGGCGAACCCGCCGTTGGCGACTTCGTCAGCGGCTTGACCTGCGGCAAGCGTTGGTCGGGCCACGTCATGGCCTGCGACAGGGGCTGGCTGGCGATCGAATGCGACGGCGCGTGGCTGTCGGTTTCGCCGCAGGACATCACGCACTGAGCAAAGGACCGCCAGCCAGCGGAGCTAGTTGGCGGAAGGAGCCCGGTGGAACCGGGGCAGCAAGGACGCACGACACACCCGCAACGCAGGACGCCGAGCGGGTCATATCAGAAAAGCGACGAAAAACGCAGGTTTTCCAATACGAAAGGACGCGGCATGACCACGGAGATTTCGACACAACGGGCCACTGGATTGGCCCTTCAGACGTTCGACGACGCTATGCGATTCGGCAAGATGGTTGCCGATTCGGAGTTCGCCCCGAAGGACTTCAGGGGCAAGCCTGCCAGCTGCGTGCTGGCGATCCAGGCCGGTGCGGAGATCGGGCTTTCCCCGATGCAGGCCCTGCAGTCCATCGCCGTGGTCAACGGCAGGCCCAGCGTGTTCGGTGACGCGGCCCTAGCGGTGTGCAAGGCCAGCCCGGTCTGCGAATTCGTCTGGGAGCAGGTGACTGGCGAAGGTGACGGCATGGTTGCCATGTGTCAGGCCAAGCGCAAGGGCTACGAAAAGGCAACTACCGTTCATTTCTCCGTGGCCGACGCGAAGAAGGCTGGCCTGTGGGGCAAGGCTGGCCCGTGGACGCAGTACCCCAAGCGGATGCTCCAGATGCGGGCCAGAGGCTTCGCCTTGCGTGACGCCTTCCCTGACGTTCTGCGTGGCCTTGTGACGGCAGAAGAGGCACAGGACTACCCGACGCACGAGCCGGCCCGCGAACCCGTCGTGGTGCGTCCACGCGGCGTCAAATCGCAGGCGGTGGCGGACGGCGTGGAAGTGCATCACGTCGAGACGTTCGAGCCGCCGACCCACACGCCTGACATCACGACCGAGCCGGCCAGCGTTGTGACGCTCAAGAGCAAACGGGCGGCGACTGAGATCACGGACCCGGTTGCCAAGGCCCGCCTGGCCGTGAGCCGAGCCAAGACGCTCGAGGACTGCGACACGCTGCGGGATCTCATCACGACACGGCACACAGAAGGCGTGTTCACGGACGCGGACGTTGCGGAACTGGTCAAGCTGCTGCACGGCAAGGCGGAAATCCTGATCGGCTCAGAGGAGGTGGCGACCCATGGCTGATTTCAAACGCGACTTCGAGACGGACGAGCAGTACCGGCAACGAATTGCCGAGCCGCTCACGGTGGAAACAGACATCGGCAAAGTGCTTGACGACGAACTGCCTTCGCCTTGGATCGTTGACGTTGGGCCGTGGCACAACACGCGGCGCGACGAACGGGCGATCCGCGCCGAAAACCAGCGGATTTTTGAACTCGACCAGAACGAACGGATACCCCGCTAGATCACCACCGGCACGCGATTGCCTTTAGCTGCCTCATCAGCAGCGTTCGCCCGTATCGCCGGCCCAGTGCGGACCAACGCCGGCAGTCGAGAGAAGCGCAAACCGGTTCCTCCTGACGCTGAGACTCGACCGGATGCCCCACGAGACGGGGCAAATACACAAGGACGTGTTCCATGAGCGACTACTACTCCGAGCGTGTTGATTACGGCCCGCTGTTCTCAACACCCGCCCCCAGCGTGCGTGGCTCTGCCACCAGCGCCGCAGCTGCGGACTCGCTGGGTGGCGCGACGCTCAACCGGCTGCACCGCCTGGTCCTCGAGTACCTCCGCGAGCACGGGCCAGCGACTGACGAAGAGATCGCAGCCGGCTTGAGCATGAACCCCAGCACGGCGCGACCGCGGCGGATCGAACTTGTAAGGCGTGGCATGGTGGTTGAAGCCGGCGTCAGGAAGACGGCGTCGAAACGGAACGCGAGCGTGTGGCAAGTCACGGCGGCGTCGCGTTGACGTGCGGCCGAGAGTGGTGAAAGGGAACGAAGCAAAGGAGATTAGACATGGCAAAAAAACTTCGTGATGACAGCTTTATGAGGTTTCGCAGCGACGAAAGGATTCGTCGTGAACTGGACGAAAAGCAGTGCCAGTGGGAGCCGGTCCAAGAGGTGCAACTGGCGGACGTTGAGATTTCCGACAACGAGTATCAGACCAGGCTCGATGTGGCGACTGCCGATCGTGAGGTGATTGAGAAGTACAAGGAGCGGATGCAGGCAGGGGACACATTCCCAGAGGTTCTGCTAGCCGCTGATCGCCGTTACAGGACAGGCGGAAGGCCGAAGTACAAGATCGTCGGCGGGAAGCATCGCCTTGTCGCCCTCATGGAACTCGGCATCACGTCATTCAATGCCTTGGTGATGTGGGTTTCCGACGATTCGGACAAGAAGAAGGCTCGTGATATTTCGATTCACGACAACGTCGCAAACGGTAAGGCGGTTTCAAGCGAGGTGATGCATGAGCAGATCGCCCGTGAGTGCATTTCCGAGAGTGGCGGATTCGCAAACGGCTACCCAGATGCACCCATCACCCGCGCCGTCTGTGATCGTCACGGAATCAGCAAGGCCGACTCAATCAAGAAGCACATTGAGCGGCTGCTGTTTCAGCACGAGTGCCGGGCCAGGAAACTTGTGCCCCCAGCGGTGATTGACGTGTGTTCGGCTGCGTACAGATTCGTGGACCGTGAAGGCTTTGGCGAGATCGTCAAGGCAGTATGCAAGCACGGCGAGGCGAAGGGGCTTTCGACCGTGCTCAGGAACTGCGCCCGACGCCGTCAGTGCGGTGACGCCGTCGTGAAAGCGATCAGCGATTACTCGGGTGGATACACCCCGTCAAGGACAGGAACGTTGGGCATGTCGAGTGTGGACAAGACTCGCCTCATGTGCGACCAGTTGGTCAAGCATCTTGAATCGCACGTCTCTTGCGACGCTTCTATCGGCGTGAATGGCTGCCAGATGATCGACGACTACCTAGCCAACGTCTGCGAGCGAGGATCTACAGTCGTGTCTGTTCTTCGCAAGAAAGCGACGGGGGCGTGATGAAGAAGAACAGCAAAAACACGACAAGGAACCCCGGATCAAGGTCGTTTTCTGACTTTGTTAGGTGGTGTTTGCATACGAAGGGCATGTGTGGAGAGCCTGACGTGATGGCGTATATCTGCGACTCCTACAAAAGGGAATACGTCATACGGTACGCGGCGGCTGACGCTGCCAGGGCAGCCCAGCGTGATTTGGAAGATCCATCACAAAACTGCGGCGTGCGTTTTTTGCAAGGCGTGGAGATCACCGAGCAAGAAGCGGAGCGGCTGTACAGCAGGGGTATCTGCCGCCTGTTCAACGATTTTCGCTCCACATGCAGGCGACGCTGCAAGTCTGTGTCGTACTGCCAAGATACCAAGACATTCACTTCGACAAACGCAAAGGATTGCGATGCAACAGTGCAGCACTCGGTATGAACTCACGCCAATTGGCCTCGTCGTTCGCGACGGCTGGACGCTTGAACTGTGGGAGGCCGCAGGCCACGAGATCGCCCGCTATCAAAAAGGGCTGATGTGGCTGATTGGCGACTGGCTCAACGCCGGCGATCGCGAGGGCTACGTTGAGCGCGGCAAGTTGGCCGAGGCGTGCGAGCGGTTCGGGATCGCGTACCAGACGGCGAAGGATTCTGCGTGGGTGGCTGCCGCTTTCCCAGAAAGGTCGGAACGTTCCGACCATTTGGAGTGGTCGCATCATCGCGTAGTCGCCAACCACGACCAGGCCGCCGACCTACTGGCGTGGGCTGAGGAGACCAGAGCGACCGTCAAGCAGCTGCGCGAGGAGAAGCAACGCCGCAGCATCGCGGCCGCGCCAACAGCAGCCGAGGCCAGCGGCACGAAGGGCGAAGTGTCGTGGGAGTTCAAGGTCGGCGACTGCCGCAAGTTGCCATACCCCGACGACCACTTCGACTTGGTCTTTTGCTCACCGCCTTACGAGTCGCAGAGGTCATATGGCGAGCTTGGGTTCAGCCTTGCCGGTGAGGACTGGGTGGCATGGGCAACCGACTGCTACATGGAATGCCTGCGTGTGTCCAAAGGGCTGGTGGCGTGGGTTGTCGAGGGTTACACCGACGACTTCGCCTACACATCGACGCCGTTTCTGCTTCACGCCGACCTGCATCGTCGCGGCGTGAAGATGCGAAAGGTCGTTGTTTATCAGAGAAACGGCATACCTGGCACGGGCGGCCCAGATTGGTTGCGTAATGACTGGGAGCCAATCATTTGCGGTACGAAAAACGGCCGAATATCTGGTGCTAACAACACCGCTATGGGCCAGCCGCCAAAGCAAAACGTGCCAAGGGTTGCGACCAACCGCAACAAGGACGGCAGTCGCAAGCAAGCTGTCTACGTTGATCCAGAGGTTTGCAACCCCGGCAACGTCATCAGCGGCCTGGTCGGCAGTGGCGGCATGGGGTGGCGCGATGCCACAAAAAACGAAGCCCCGTTTCCAGAATGGTTGGCAGAGTTCTTCATCAAAAGTTTTTGCCCGCCAGGCGGTGTCGTGCTCGATCCGTTTAGCGGATCTGGAACAACCGTTTCTATGGCCGTAAAGCACGGCAGGAACGGTGTCGGAATCGACGCCCGTGAAAGCCAAGTCTGGCTGGGCGAAACGCGGCTGTTAGGGATGACAGTCGCACAGCGACAACAAGGGCAAGGAATGCTCGTATGACTCCTAATGTCATGGAACAAACACAAACAGCGCCATTGATTGAAGTAAGGCTCACTAATCACGAGACGCTTGCCGCCTGCTTTGTTGGGCTGATGCGGCAGATAAAGAGCCTCGCCAGGGGCTCAAAAGACACTTATGGGTTTGACGCAGACGCCAGCGACGGCTGGAAGGTGCAGATGAACGGTGCGTGCGCCGAACAAGCATTTGCAAAAGCAACAGATCGGCACTGGGATTGCTCGGTTGATGTGTTTGGAAGGCCAGATTTTTCGCCGAACATCGACATTAAAACGAGGCCATCGCACGAATCGCTTCTCATCGTCAGGCCCGATGCTCATGACGAATGGAAGTACGTGCATGTAACCGGCACTCCATTTCGTCGACACAAGATTCACGGATGGATTTACGGACGAGACGCAAAAAGGCACGAGTGGGAAGGGCGGCCTGACCCAAAACGTCCGCCGTGCTTTCAAGTTCCAAGCGAAGCATTGAGAAGCATTCAGGAGATTTGGGAAAATGGCCGGTGAATGGATTCCCCTTGACTGCAACCTGGGCACAAAGCCCGAGGTGCTCGAGCTGGTGGACGAAACCGGGCTACCTGTTGAGGTGGTCTGCTGGCGTCTCATTCAGTTGTGGTCGTGGGCATCCATGAACACCGCAGACGGCACGATCCGGGCGACAGCGTCACGGATTGCGACGGCCTGCGGTGGTGACGAGGCGTTTTGGCTGGCTGTGGCTCGCGTGGGCTGGCTCCGTTTTGACGGGCCGCACGCGACTATTGAGGGCTGGGAAAAGCGGTTTTCCCGTGCTGCCAAGGCTCGCATGGAAGACGCCCGCCGGAAGGCTGCTGCGAGGGCTGTCCGACTTTTGTCCGACAAATGTCCAGAAAAAACCGGACTAGAGGAGAGGACAGGAGAAGAGAGGAGAGAAGAAGAGAAGAAAGACATACCGGCTGCGCCGGTTCCCACGAGCGGAGCGGCTGACGCCGTCCGCACGCGGGCGAAGCCTGCCGTGTCTTGGAGTGCTGACGCAGGCTGGCAGGGCATCACGGACGCAGACCGGCAGGAATGGGCCACAGCGTTCCCCGGCGCCGTGCTGGACCAAGAGTGTGCCAAGGCGACCGCCTGGCTGAAGGCGAACCCCAAGCGGTGCGGCAAACGCAACTGGCGGCGGTTCCTTGTGGGCTGGCTGCAGCGTTGCCAAGACAAGGGCGGCACGAACCGCCAGCCGGGCGTGCGTCCAGACGAGAAGCCACCACCGAAGGCGTGGCGGGACGAATACCGACCGGCACCGTACAGGCGACCACGGGAAGCCGCAGGACTTGCAGACGCCATCAAACTCAAGGACGAGCCATGACCACCACAGCAACAAAAAACCTCACCCCCCGGCAGCGCAGCGTGCTGGCGTACATCAATCGATTTGTGCAGGCGCACGGTTACCCGCCAACGTATCGCCAGATGGCGGCGCACTTCAGATGCAACGTGAACAACGTGCAGGGGCTGATTTCACGGCTGGTGAAAGCCGGCGCGATAGCCATGGAACCGGGCCGTGGGCGCACCATGCGAGTGGTGGAAGGCGGTGACGCATGAGCGATGCACCTTACGAACTTCCGGCACCAAGCGTCGTTGCGGATATGTGCGCCATCCAGGCGTGGCGCGACCACATTGACGATGACAGCCGGCTGCTCCTCGAGATGTCAGCGGACACGATTCGCCTGCTGATGGCTCGGTGTGTGCGGCTCGCACAACAACTCGAACGCAAGGAGGCGCGGTCGTGACCATTTCACAACTCACGCTCATCTGCGCAGGTTTCAGTCTCAATGCCCTGACGTTCGTTCTTGGCATCGTGGTTGGTGTGGCTCTCTCTAATCGAAAGGACTCGACAAATGGCAACGGCAACGAAGGAACGAAAGCGGACTACTGGCACCGCGCTGGCGGCAAGTGAAATGCGGGCGGCCCTGCAGGCTGTGGCACCGGCGATCGCTCGCGGACCGAAACCCATCCTGCAGAACGTTCGCCTGGGCGACGGCCTGCTGACGGCAACGGACCTCGAGGTGAGGATCGACGTGGCGATCGACTACCACGGGGCCACAATCCTGTTGCCGCATCAGAGGCTGCTGGCGATCCTCAACGCCGCTGGCGGCGACACGGTGACGCTCGCGCCTGACGGCACGTCCTGCGTTGTCTCCGCAGGACACGGCACGTGGACGCTGCCGGTGGAGGATGCCGCGGAGTACCCGTCGTGGGAGGTTGAAGGCGAAAAGCCGGTCACCCGCCTGCCGGCTGACCAGTTCGCCCGTGCGGTTCGTGGCGTGGCCTACGCCGCCGATGTCGAGTCGAGCCGCTACGCTCTGGGTGCGGTGCTTGTGGACGTGAAGGGCGAGATTGTCACGCTTGTGGCGACTGACGGCCGCAGGCTGGCGGCCTGCGAGTGTGAGCACGACCTGGCGGTTGATGACTCGCAGACGCTCGTGCCGAGCCGAGTGATGGCGATCCTGTGCCGTTTGGCCGGCAGCGAGACGGACGGCAGCGTGCAGCTGGAGGCGACGAAGGATGCACTGGTGGCGACGATCGGCGGCACGACGGTGACGGCCAGGCTGACCGATGGGCGATTCCCGAAGTGGCGTGACGTGATCCCGGCTGAGGGCGCGGAGCCGTCCACGATCACTGCGGCGGATCTGCTGTCTGCGACTCGAGCGGCGGCGATCGTCACCAGCGAGAACAGCAAGGGAGTGCTGTACACGATCACGAAGGACGGGCTGCACCTGCACGGTCAGTCTGCCGAGGCTGGCGAATCGTCCGTCACGTGCGACATCGTTGAGTTCGGACACGCGACAAGCGTGAAACTCGACCCGGTGTTTGTCCGTGAGTGGTTGACGGGCCTTCCCGCCGACGGCGAACCAACGGTGAGCGTCCAGGCGACTGACGCACAGTCGGCTGTCGTGCTCCGCTGCGACGATTTCGTTGGTGTCATCATGCCGCTGGCGGTTGACTGATGGAAGAACGGCACTGGCACGTATCCATTCCAGAGTTGTTCCAACTTTGGGTGGAAGGTCTTCACGTGGATGAGATCGCGAAGCGTCTGCAAACGACGCCTGCGATGATCTACAAGCTGAAGGCGCTTCACAGGCTTCCGAAGCGGCAGCGTGTCTGCCACCGCGACGCTGAAGACCCGACGCCAGAGCAAATCGAGGAGCGGAAAGCCGAGATCCGCGCAAAGCATTTGGAGCGTATGCGGAAAGAACCTGTCGAGGCGACAACAAGCCGCATGTCGAAGCGGAAGCGGCGCGCAGGAACGGCTTGCACTGGTCTGTAGTGTTTCGTCAGTTGGTTTATGGCCCCCCCCGGTCCCTTTTGTGAAAGGATTCGCAATGCGTTTTGCTTACGGATTGATTTGTGCGGTGATCATGGCCACCGTGGCCAATGCTGAAACGGTTGTCGTGGCACGCAGGCCGGTGATCGTGACGGCGCAGGACCACGCCGTTGTTATGGCCCGTCGCGGTACGCTGGTCCACTCGAGTTGCGGACAAACGGAAGGCATAGGCTGCGGGCCAACCATTGAGTCTGCACGCCGCGCGTGTTGTTTTTTTGGCCAGCGGCAGATCGTGGAAGAAGGCGTGGCGTACTCGCCAGCGCGTCGCCAGTGGTTCGCCGTGATCCGCTACCGCTGACAACAAGCCTGAGCCCGGCCGGCGTGGACGCACGCCGCCGGGCGACGGCGCGAGACAGTGCGTTAGCGGGCTGCGAAATGGTGCGCCGGGATATACCGTGGGTATATCGGCAGGCAGCAAGACAAAGCGGACGGTGTGACAAGACGCTACAGAAATCAGAGACGGTCATGGCAAAGTGGATCAGCGTTGAGAAGCGTCTGCCAAAGTGGGGCGAATCCGTGATCGTCGCCTACCGTAGATACGAGTGGTCGAACAAGACGCACAAGTACCGAAAGCTCAGGAAGCTCGGCGTCACGCCTGCGGTCTACTGGGGCGATGATTGGCCTCATGGCCTGCGGTTTACACATGGGCCGAATGACGTTGTAGATGAGCCGGTGGCGTGGATGCCGCTTCCCGAGCCGCCGGAGGTGAAGTGATGGCCTGCCCAATTTGCGACCAGAAGCCAATGAACTGCGACTGCACTGTGAAAGAGCGTGAGCAGCACGCGGAGATTGAGGAACTGCGGCTCACCGACGCGGAGCGGGAGGCGGTGGAGCAGGCCATCGACGCCGCGAACGGAATGTCGCAGGCCGAGCCGTGGACGATCAAAACCCTGCGCGGCCTGCTGGAGAGACTGAAATGAGCGGCTGGCTTATCGCACTCACTGGTTGCATCTATATCGCCGTGGCTATTGACTTGGCCGCACACGGCAAGCACGGGCTTGCCATCGCCTACGCTGGCTACGCTTTCGCCAACGTCGGCCTGTGGCTTGCGGCCAAATAGTTGACACGTTCGCCATGTTGGTTGCATGGCTATCACGTTCAGCGTTTTAGGCGATCCAGTGCCGCAGCCAAGGCACAAGATTACGGCGCGCGGTCCGTTCGCGCACGCTTACATACCCGCGAAGCACGCGATACACGGCTACAGGAAGGCGATTGCAAAGGCTGCGATTGACGCGGGCGCTACGCCCACAGATGACGCGCCACTGACGCTTGTGCTAGTCCTGCAGTTCGAGCGGCCTAAATCGCATTTCAACAAATCGGGGCTGAAGAAGACCTCGCCGAAGTTGCCAAGGCCAGACGTGAGCAACTGCATCAAGGGGATTGAGGACGCGTTGAATGGCGTTGCGTGGCACGACGATCAACAGGTTGGCACTGTGATTGCGACGAAACGCTATGGAGAAAATGCAGTAACGATCGTGAAGATCGAATGCGAAAAAGCCTAGAAAACAAGTACAAAACGAATGCGACGTGCGAGAAAGACTGCAAAAGCAGGGCAAAACGAAGTCAACAAAATTGAAATGAGCAAGCCGAAATGGCATGATGCGAAAAGGCCTATTTTTATAGTGTTGTCGTGATGTCACGTTCAAAAAAGCCTATAAAACAAGGCCAAAATGCACTGTTGCAAAATGATACACCCCAGCCAGGGGGGGGGTGGGGTAGCGGGTCCTTCCGGCCGAAATCAGCGGAAGCC